TACCCTATAAATTCTGGCAAATCCTCCTGTAATATAGTACCTTCTGAAGAAGTTTCACTAAAATAACTAAGCGCAGTTGGATCAGTTCCATCCTCCTGTAATAATGTTCCATCATATCCAACACCACCAATTGTTACTGTTTCTAAAGAAAGTCTAACTGTATCTGATTCTATTGTAATAGTATCACCCACATCATATCCTGTACCACCATCCGCAATTGTAAAACCCACTACTTGACCAGTAACAGTTGCAGAAAGAGTGCTTCCAGATACAAGTGTGGCAGAAATAGTTTCACCTATTGTAAATGTTCCATCTTCATTTGTCAGAACCAATTCCATAATAGTAATTGATCCCACTTTACGAGTAGTAATATTTGAAACAAAAGCAGTAGAACCAGATGTTGCACCAGTAATTGTCAGACCATTAAAATCATTATAGGTTGTGTCATAATCTAATTGGAGAACAGTATCTTGTTGCCAGTTTCCATCCGACACTTTAAGTAAGTCAACTTTGGGATAATAAAATTCTAATTGTTCTTGTCCCCACAATAAACGGAAAAGTGTACGGAAAGATTTCTCACTCCCTCTTGACCTATAAAACTCTTTTAGATGTTTAATGAAAAATTTTAAATCACCAGTTGCACTATCCCTAATGTTTGGATAAAGTTCTTTCTTAAATGCGTTGAGAAGTCCTGTTGAAGTTTCATCAGAATTGATTAGATCAGAAAATGTTTTTGTTGCATTCAGGGGTTTTCGATTCAATTTGGTAATTGTGACCTGTGCAGTAGAAGTACTTCCAAGAATTTCTTCTCCTACTACAAAATTCAAATCATTGGTAGGTTCTAAAAATACTTTATTAATAGCAGTAAATGCACCTGTCGCCTTGGCTGTTGCAGTAGCACCAGATGTTTGTCCTGTAACTGTTTCTCCTACCGTAAATGCATTTGCAGCAGTACGAGGAGTTTCTTCAGTTAGTACATTTTCACCAGCATTTGCAACTCCACCATCTGTACTATCAATCAACAAAAATCCACCTTCTACATCTTCCATCTTCATCGCCGACAATTGGCCTATCGTATAGTCCTTATAATACACACAGAGAGTTTCCATGAATTCATAATAGTGTTCCATGAACTTCTTATAAAGAGGAAATTCATCACCTATAAATTCAGGAAGTTGATTCTGTACTTGTGATACGGCTTTTGCTGTAACTTTTGCAGACATAAGTTATTAGTACGTGGTGGAGGAACCAGTAGATGTTCCAGTTGTTGTAGAAGAAGTGATAGTAGACGTTGTACTTGTTCCAGTTTCGGCATCATCTTGCATTACTATGGTTATATTAGTATTTGCAATTTCAAATATTTGATTTCTAACAGGAACCAAATCGTTTGATGCTGGTGTAATAGTAAAATCTACTGTTGATCCATCAAAAGAATCGGGCATGAATGAAGTTATTGAAATATACCCATTCGAATAGGCAACTGTTCCGGCTGTTTCCGAAAGAACAACCTTATCCGCACCAGAAAGATAATAAATTCTGAAAACACCATTCAAATCATCAAGAAAACAAGTTGAATATGCCGTGCCCGTCGAATCTGTATATGCAAATGCAGAGGAAGTTACTGCTCCCTCATAAGTCGTTGAAGGATTATAGATTGCGTTATTAAAACTAATAGTATAACTATCTGCCGTTGTTGTTGAAGGCGTGATTCCTTTTTTTGCAGTAATGGTTGTCAAATTGCTGATGATTGAAGTTTCGGTGTTGTCGATACTCGTAGAAAGAGTCGAATATCTGAAAATCGATCCAAATTTTAATAAATTGTTTGTTTTATAGGTTTGTATCGTATCGATAACAGATGAGGCTACCGCCCCAGAAGAAAGAGTGGTCAAACGTGAATCGTATTTAACTGTTGTATCGAAAATCAAATCAACAATATCTGGGTCGACCACATTTGGTGTGATGGCAACCATATTATAAGATGAAACGGATTCTTTGATTGATGTGATTTGGGCAGCAGAAAGAGATGTTGCACCAGTCGGTTTCGCAGAAATATATACGGTTCCATAAGTTGGTGTTGAATGGTCTTGTCCACCCCATACAGAAACACTATCCAAACCAGATACATTTCCTTCTACTATCTTTTTGTAATCATCGGTCGTTACTGCACGATTTTGTGTTTCGTATGTTTTTGGTGCATTGAATTTAATACTTTCAATTGTTTCTCTATCAGACCCCCCCGAAGCAGCATTAGACACCGTAACAGAAGAAGTTCCATATCCACCAACTGTTCCTGCGGCAGAAAACGTATTTGCACCATTTACATCTGCTCCTTCCGATACTAATGCTTTAAGAAGAACAATATTACCAGTAGTGGGTTTTCTCCCAAGAATACCATCACCAAATTGAACCCGAAATTGGCCGTTCGTGTGTTCGTTTAGAAAATATACATTAGATGTGGAATTGACTGTTGTTATGTCAGTCGCCTTCGTATAAACTGCCGTATTTGTATCAGCAGAAGATTCTTGAATTGTAACCGTGAGCGTATCTGTATCTGTATTTGCATTCGGAAGAAGAAATTTCTGTTCTGTATTTGATGTATTGGCAGTATATCGAAACGTCAACGGTGTTCCTTGTGTCAATTCTACACCAGTTGCAACATAACTCGAACCATTTGCCAAAACAGTAGTTGAACCAGAAGTACAAAACGTATATGATGTTCCGTTGACAGTTGAAGTGAACTGTGTATATTTGTCGATGGTAACAGAAGCAGGCGCATCACTAGGAGTGATAGAAATACTTACATTTGCTTTCGCACCAGTTGATGATTGTGGTGTGTATCCCAACATAGATGCTTTTGAAACAACCGAATCTCTTAATTGTGCAGAATCCAAAAAGGATTCACTCGCAAGCATATTTACATAATATGCGTTGTAATAAGTATTGTATGCGAGGATATCCAACATAACAGAAATTGCAGAACCACCAAAATCATGATCGGTAAATTCTGTCTGTGATGTGAAATAATCCTTTAGATTGTTCTTAATTGAATCGAAATCAAGTTCTGCAATATTGAGTTTTGCTATTTCTGCCATTGGGTTATCCTAGTACATCAAAAAATGTTGTTAATTCTTGTGTTTCGGCTTCTGATGTTACGTTGAACAAAATACTTACTTCATATCGATTTTGTTCTTCTTGTGCTTTTACTGAAATACCTAACACTTCTGCTCTTGGTTCATGCCGTGCTACTGCCGACTCTACTTCTTTTTTTATACGTTGTTCTGTGATTGGATTCATTTGTTCGAACAATAATCCACGAATATTTGACCCAAACTCTGGTGCAAATAAACGTTCATTAAAATTCGTTTTTAGAATGGAAACAAGGGCACCTTTCACGGCTGCCGCTCCCGTCTTCTTCCCAATATCTCCACTCATTGGGTTGGCGAACATACTGAACGCCAAATCTTTGTAAGTTCTGTTTGCAATAGACATAGTACCTTTATTTATTTACCAATGAAGAGTCCGATTGATAATCGACCCTATAATTACATTTTTTATTTACTACCAGCGGCCAATAAAGTCATCAATGGTTTTATACTTGCACTCCCACCCATCATCATCATTCCAACACTAAAATCGAGAGTGTCGGGTGGTTTTCCAGTAGCAGATGATAATGCGGCCTTAATTGCATCATTTCCGCCAGTTGTTCCATCGGGAATTTTTAATACATAAACTCCTGCTTCTGGGAGTCCAACAGAAAACAACACAAGAATTTTTTGAAGCGATTCATTGATTTTATCCAATTCTTTAATTTTACCATCGAGAAAATCAATCACCCCATCTAAGGCAGCGGAAGAATCTCCTGCCATCCCCCTTAACGTATCAGAGAATGTATTAATTGCTGCAAAAAATGTTTTAAAATCCCCAATAAGATCTGTCAGTTTTGCTGCTTTAAAATTAGGTGGTGGTGCATCTTTTTTCTTTGGTTCGAATATCGTTCCAATGATAGAAGTTTTTACCGCATAATCAGACGGGCCAATCCTATGCTTTTCTAAAACAGTACTTGTACTTGAGATAGTAAGAAGTGCTTTTCCTTCCTCTCTTACAACTTTAGTATCTCCAACCACTGCTTCTTCCGCAGACAAATCTTCGTAATATTTGTAATCATTATATGGCGACCCCTCTATAAATTCTCCAGAATTTTGATCAATATGTGTATTTCTATTTTCATAATAAGAAACTTTTTGGAGTGATGATCCTGCTCCTATGTTAGAAAATGCAATGTGATCCAATTCAGATGCACCAGTGATTGTAATTTCCGCAGTTTGATATACTTCGGATTCATCGAGTGCTGTTTTTGGATCATCTTCCATTGCAGCGACATTTTCGATCTTGGAAACATAACCCATTGCTCTGGCTCCAAATTTTGCACGAGGGCCGACAACAAAATCTCCAACCTCAAACATCTTATTAAAATTATATTCTATTCCCACTCCTTTTAAAGTTTCCTTGTCTGTTACCGTCCCCCTTACACCAGTTATATCTTCTACTTTAAATGTAACATTATGTTTTGACGGATCTTCTAATTGTCCGGCTGCAGCTTTAACCGAAGTTCCAAGTTGTTGCATCCCTTTTGTGAGCAAACCATTATCTCCACCAAAGAATTGAACCAGTGCTTCGATGGCTCCCTTCAAATTGGGAAGGTTTTTCGTCATATCAGAAAATCCAATAATTATAACGATTGCTCCAACATCAGCACTTGAAGAAAATTGTGGTCTACGATCATCTAATTGATCATCCATCGCCGATATTATCTGTGCGATTATCTGACTTGGGGTCATCTTGTGCATTCCAAAAATGGGGTCTTTTTCAGAAACAGAATCATCATTTGCATTTTCTGTTCTTTTTGCAGGAGGAAGTGATTTCCCCTGAGAAACCATATATGTTGTTTTCTTCAAGTTTGCAGGATCTTTTTCTCCAAGAAATTCAGTTGACCATGCAATAAACTCTTCTGTCAATCCTGCAGCTGCAGCTGCGGTATACGATGCTGCAATTGCGGTTGCCCCCATTGCAAGTTTAATAGGATTACCATCCGCATCTTTGGGAAGAACCTCTTTTCCAGTTGGAGTTATTTCAATGACATGAAAACCTGTTCCTTGAAAATCAGCAGTAAACTTATCAACCTCATCTGCAATTGCATTCAAAAGAAGGACTTTTGGGTTCACCACTCCCATAAGAAAGGCCGATGCAAGTTGCAAGCCCGTCTTTGCGATTGCCATATTCGTAGTTAATAATTCAGATGCTTTAGTTGCAGCACCCACGATGTCCTGAATCGATTGATTCTGACCTATCGTGAACTGTTCCCATTCGTAACTAGCCAATCTCTTGTATCCTTTAAAATGTCTTTTGCTGTGTTGTTAAATTCAATCATCTTCTCTATATACTCTTTCAATTGTTTTGGGGGTTCTTTCTCCCCAACCATATTTTCCCATTCGGGTTGTTTATCTTCAGCTCGCTTGGTTGTACTCATAATATTCTGACCTTTTCGTTGTTACGCTATCATACATTGCTTGAACTGCAACGATTGATTTTAGCACTTTTCCAAATAAATTGATCTTCTTCCCTGCAAGAAAGTTCGCATGAGAATAAATTGTGTTTGCATATCCATTTCCATTATTAAATGCATATCCTTGGAATCCTTGATATGTTCCACTCAAAGATTTTGAACCAGAACCACCATCTGCAACATCTTTGCTATTCAAATAACCAATACGATTTGAAATTTCAGTAATTCTTAATCTTAAATCGGCTATGAAAAGTACAGCTTCATCTTTGAATTCTGAAAAATCCACTGATTCGGTTGAACTTGGTGTTCCAGAACTATATCCAACTGGTTCCCAAGGCTCTGGATTCATTGAAGCCGCAGTTAAAACAGTACCAGAAGCCGAAACTGCTCCACCACCAGTACCAGATGCTACAAAATTTCCATCCGAAACTGCTTTTAATGATTGCATATTTGAGTTGTGTGCTGAAATCAAATCATCAATTTTACCTTTCATGTCTGATACTGCCGTTTCAAATACAGCGTCTGTTATTTGTGTTCCAGAACTTGGTTCATTAGGGTCTTCATACGCAGTATTTGCATATGCAGTTGTACTTGCAGTTAAATTAGTAAGTAATGTATAAAGAGTTTTAAGTTTGGGTTCTAATTTAGCAGAAGTCATAGAATTTCCCTCCGCAGTTCCATCTGACAAAATTCTATGAATAAAATTATGATAACAGACAATTTCTGTATTAGCACCAGCACTATAAGCGTGAGATCCGCCAGAACCACCTGTCCATAGTCCCTGTACTGTTTTAGAACAAACCAATCCCTTAAAACCACTTATCGTACCATCTGCAAATTTATAAGTTGCACTTGTGTTGGCTGATGCTGGTGGACTGCCCCCATAAGTTGCTGGGCCTATGGAAGCATCTCCTGCTGCGATACGGAGAGTTGATGTGTTTACAGTATTTGCTTGTGACCCCTTTGCAGTTTCAGAAGTAATTGGAGTTAATGTATTTGCTGCAAATCCTGTTGTTGCTGTTGAATAACCATCGTATGCATCGAGAAACGCTTCTCCTCTTGGTGCATTATATGCTCCAGATAAAGATGCACCAGTCGCATGAGGATTTACACCATATGTCCACTTGATGTCATTCCATATTCTATAACGCCAATTTCCAGTGGGATCGACCGCACCTGTTTGTATTTCGGTATAAGACCCTGCAAAAATATCATTTGCTGTATTTGCACCATTCGGGGCACTATAAACAGTTGCAGAATTGGTGTTTGCTAGTACTGATGGGAAAAATGGATTCGTGTTTATGCTAGGATAAACTACCCCTACTTTAACTCCACTCGACCGATTATCTGGATTGGTGGATCTAAACACATCATCAATCGGACTTGCATCTGCACCACCATATGCTCCAAGATGTGCTTCAAAATTTGACTTATTTAATGTAGTCATGTTGTCTGGAATATGTGCGGAATTTGCAACTATTCCAGATGAAGCAATATCTGTGCCTGTTAAATTCCCATTGAGATCACTCAACGGCAACCAATCAAAATTAATTTCTAATCCTTCTGGAGCAGTAATTACATTTGCAAAACTCTCGTATGCACCAAGTGTAGTAACCCCATCATGCACTTGGTCTGCGTAAGATTTGATAGGATATGCATAATAAATTCCAGGCAATCTTGTATTGATGGATGTATCATATCCACCTGTCTTGTCTGAATTTGTTGCAATTGCAATATCTAGGACTATTTTAGGAGAAGTTTCACTGGATGTGCCTGTATTTGTGCCTGCAACAATTTGATTTATTTTTACTGGTTCAAATTGTTGTAACCAAAACACACCAGTGTTGGCGGCTGCGACTATTCCTGCCGGATTGTTTGTTGCATCATAATCCCATGTTCCAATCGTAGAATTTGAGAAAAATGTCTTGACTTCATTTGTCTTGGTCTGATACCATGTTCCCCCTATCACCCTAGAATTAATCATACCAGTTGCACCAAAAGAACTTCCAGTAATCGTATTCGCAATCGGAAATCCTGCACTCAAATCATCAGATTGAAATACTATTTGAGCAGAAGAATTTGCAGTCCGTTTGAAAATACTCATAGATGCATTACTTGTCCTACCAAAGATAATATTATCGACCAAAGAAAAATCACCAGTCGGAATTACCGATGTTGTATTCGAGGTAGTAAAAGTAAAGGTATTCGAAGTCGTGTCTTCTACGATAAACGTATCATTGAATTCATTATATTTAGTGTCTGCTCCCCTAAGAACAATTCTTTCGCCTGGAGAAATATCATGGTTATTTGCAACAACAGTTACCGTCCCCCCACTTCTTGAAATTGCATTTGTATCGAGTGAAATAATATTCGAAGGATTGAACCCCAAAGTTATATCAGTGTTCGATCCTGTTATAAATGTATTACCAGTAAGTGTTAAATTCTTTTCCGTATCTGAAAGGGATGCAACCGTAGACATATTTGCATTCGTCGAAAGATCAGAAACCAATTCTCCTGCCACAAACGTTCCTTTAGAATTTTGTCCCTCTAAAAAAACCGTAGTAGTGTTTGCATAGGTTTTGATTGTTGCAATATTGAGATCATAATCTGAAATGATTTCACTCACCGCAAACGTTCCTACAACATCCGAAAGTTCAATAGTAACAAAAGTGTTTCCCACATATTTATTTTCTACGATGTCGAGATCTCCTCCTGCATTTCCACCAGATGTATTGGCAGTTGTTCCGAACTCATACCGTACATCCGAATTTGCAGTTGGATTTGGCGAGGTTCCACGAAAAATCTCACCATTGATTGTATTTGGAGGAACAAAGGGTTCTGCTATTGTTGGAGTAGTATATGGTGAAGTATTTTCATCAATAGAAATCAATTCTCCATTTGCACGGCTACGAGTTAAGAAATATTTTGAAAAATCTGTAAAATATGTAATTGCATTCCCATCATCATCTATAATTGATGTATTTGCATTTGGTGAGGAAGAAAGTGTGACCGAACCACCAGTTTCATTTACATCATGGAGAGTAATGAATCCAAAAGATGTTTTATTGCTATAAGAACCATCTTCAAAATATGGAAGAGACAATGCGGCAGAATTAGAATATTGCGCCGGAGTCCCTATAGAAAAATTTATCACATCTCCTGTAGATGCACCTTGTAAAAGTGCCCGTTGTTTTGCAAGCTTGACACAAACTTCATGCAACGAATCACCAGTACCATCTTGTGAAGCGGTATCTCTAAAGTAAGGGGTAAATTGTATTTTCATTAAATCCGCAAGTTGAATTTCATCACAAATATCGATTCTCGAAAAGACCACGTTCTCTGGGCCTCTTGCAATATCCACTTTTATTTTACCTTTTTTTTGTTCTACGTCCATTCTATCTTTCTAACTAATTGGGCCTGTAAAAGGAACTGGTGGAGCGCCTGGAATCAGTCCAGACACAATTGCCGTCATTGCATGATTATTAACAGCAGTCGCAAGCCCCTGACAAAATATTGTTGCGGATGCATTTGCTTTGCTCAATAAATCTATTAATTCACTTATCAATCCTGGCAATCCAGCTGTCGTTACGATTGCGATTTGGTTTACACTCAAAAAAGTTTGCAAACACGAATCGAATTCTATTGCCATTTTTTGTGCTGTCAATGCACCCGATGGACTTGTTTTGTCTAAAATATCCCCCAAGTTTGAACCCAGAGAAGATGTTCCTGGCATTGCAGAAAAGGGAAACCCTCCGGCATTCATTCCAGCTGAAATATAATTCATATATGCTTTAGAAATATCTATTCCTACTTTTTTCCCCGATTTATTTCCAGAAGGGCCCACTTCAAAAATTCCCACCAATTCTGCTTGAAATGTTGCTGATACTAATGGCATAATCTCATCCTCCTAAAAATACTTTCTTTGACATTGTTTTCAACAATTTAGATGCAAAACTTGGAGACAAAGGCCCCGTTGGGCCATTTGGCGATGGATGAGTGTGGTCTTTAAATAAATCAGCAAACGCTTTTCCAAGAAGTGCTGGTTCCGAAGATCCTGCTAAATTTATCGATACCCCTTTAATATCTGTCGCCGGAGTTTGATCCGACCCAACAACAGTTCCCAATGCACCACTAAATTCTGCTGACGTTGGAGTAGTGATAGTAACTGGGCCCAGAACCGCTTCCATCGTGATCCCGCCTGGGCCAGTTGTTGTTGATATAGTTATATCTCCTAATTGTGCAATTGCAATCTGTCCTGCTGTTCCGCCTGGGCCCTGATTCAATTCGATTCCACCAGTTGCGACCGCATCTATTGTTTCAAATACAATTTTACCCAACATAGCTTTAATCAATTTTGCATTTACGCTTCCAAGTGCAACATCCGTATTTGCAATTGTTTCTTCAGACGAACCCCCAATCGTTTCTGCTTTTCCTCCAAATGCATTAACATCTAATCTGCCAGGAGTACCCATTTTTAATGACCCTGCACTAATCTCTGTTTTACCTTGAGTTTTAAGTCCATAATCTCCCTTAACTTCATCTACAGCAGAATCATCATCACGAACAATCTGAACACCTTTGAGAGTCAAAACATTTTTTGCATCAATAAATACTTGGTTTCCCGAAATGGTTGTAATTCCTGTTCCTGCATCAACCGTGAGATTTCCTGCTTCGGACATAATTTTCATATCCTTACCAGAAACAAATTCGGCCTTACCTCCTATGTTTTGAATCGAATCTAATGATATAGCTTTCTTCTCTGCTCCCCTAATATATGTCTCTTCGTTTCCTGTCACAATATTATAATGGTGTCCCATTGTTCTGTCTGTACGAATTCCTTTCGGATGAAATTCCGTAAAAGTTCCAGACCGATGATACCAATGTAATCGTTCTTTTGATGGAGTGTCATCTATTTCTATAAGATGCCCGCTCTCCGATTCATAAACATGATTGAATGGATACTTTGCACCATAAGGACTAGGTGGTTGTGATATTTTTGTAATATCCTGACTAGCATTGTTAAGAGAATCCCATTCATCAGCAGGAATTCTTGATTGTAATTCTGCATTGGGTTTGAACGCTGTTGTTATATTTGTTGCTAAACGATTCCTATTCTTGAATGCAATAATACCAGTAGTATTCACATCAGTTGAGTCATCATCTTCTCCACGAGCATATACGGAAGTTGTAGGAACATTTATATTTCTTGGATTTTGAAATTGTTCCCATGAATTTGCAGCAAGTCCTGGCAAAAATGATTGAGATCTTCTTTCTGCATCTGTGTATTCTGTGATCTTAACTTCTCCGCCAGAAACAGTTTCGATGTTTTTTGGGGGAAATGGAAATGCGGTCATAGTAGCAGGAGTTCCACCAGACAAAGATTTTCCTTTATCCGACATTCCTTGTCTGTCTTTGTCAGGAGTGTCTAATCTTGAATCATAAAATCCTGTATCCTTTTTTGCATATCGTTCTGGAACTCCATGAAGTGTTCCGACCATGACAGGTTCTTGTGCAAGTTCTCCGTCACGATAATACCCCATAACCCATGTACCCTCAATTGGCCCAACTGGAGCTTGTCCTACTCCAATCTGACTTGCAGAAGTTATCGGCATCAATGCGTGAGCCCAAGGAAGATGATCTGTAGGTAATTCGGTTTTATCTGCTGTGTGCCATCCAAGAATTCGGACTCGACATCTTCCTAGAAACATTGGGTCTTTGCGGTCTTCTACTACACCATGCCACCAAATATATCCGTCTTTACCTTGAAAATGTTCTGTTTGCATTTTAAGTTCCCCCTTGCGTTTGGCCGGGGATTCGTTTTGCAAAAGAATTTTTTATCAATTCTAAATCCATTTCAAACCCATCCTTTTTAATTATATGTCTTATTTTCGATATCAAATAATAACCACTATAAAGTTGGTGCCCAATTTGAACTGAACCTATTTCTGAAGAATCCTGTGGTATATGTGAAGGTACTTCAAACCTAATCAAATCTCCAACGTGTCGTGATGTATTTCCTGGCACAGTAAAAGTTACTATAATATTTCCAAATTCCGATACTTGTGCTTGTCTCTGTAACAACCAATTTTCTACATTGTTTTGTTTTGCTCCTTGATCTTTAAACGTTTTTTTAGTCACTCCAATTGTAGATGATAGTTTCACTTCCACCTTCTCCCCACCCTGTTCTCTTGTCACAGTTGTTGGTGGTGCGACAAACATTGCATCATGTGCATGAGTCGTAGTTGCAAGTTTTATAGATGCATTGTTAGATCCAACATAATCTGATTTTGAAGAAATCAATTTATTCGGTTTATTATCTATTGCACTCATATCAGTTGAAACAAAATTAGAAAATATCCTTAGTGAATCATCTGCTTGTTCTACACTGGGGGTTGTTGTTATTGTTCCAGTATCTTGATTAATAGTTTCTGACTCATCCTCAGATGTTTTTTCGTAATAATCATATTTAACATCTTCGTATTTCATGCGAATTGGGTCATATGCAATCAAACGAGATCCAAACATACCATGTCCCAAATTCTCTAAAGTTTTAAACGAACTTGTAATTTCAAATTTATCCACACTGAAATATTGCAATATTGGGTTTAGAGATGTATTCACAACAACTTTTGGTCTGTATTGATAAATTGGAAGATTGCCCTTGGCTTTTTGTTTGAGAATCATACTCTCTATCGATTCGTAAAAGAAACCTGTTCCGAATTTTTCATAAAACACAAACAACGATCCTATTGGTCTTGTAGTGGGGGATGGGTTGTTACTTCCCTCGTCTTGTTCCATCGGTTCAATATCAGCAGAAAGAGAACGTGAAGCGAAAAAGTTAATGGCTTGAAACGGTGTCCAATTCGGAACTATCACATTTTGTGGTGATGAAGTTTCTTCAATATACAATTCTTTGTTTAAATGCTCACTTTCTTTATTGAGTTTTTTCATTATATCTTTAGTCATATAAGAATAACTCCGCCCCCTATATCCCTTACTAACTTTCATTCTCCTATTGAACATATACTCTTCACTTACAAGAGACAATTGATATATTTTTATTTTTTCTTCTGTTCCTATTTCTACACAATCATACACCTTGAATCTTTGTCTGGTGATTTCTTCGCTTGCAGTTTGAGAAGCAAGATTTTGGGATTTGGTATCAACCTGTGTGCCTTGTCCGCCTGGAGTTGAATATGATAAAACAAGGGTTTCATCTCCAATGAGTGGGATCATTTCTGCCCAACCCTGAGTGTCTTGAAAAGTAAAAGTACCTTTCAAGACATTCGAAAAAAGATCTTCGAATATATTGAGTTCTACAAAAATCGATTCGTGTTCTAACTCCAATGGGGCACCAAGGTTGGAAGGAGAATGTATAGAAACTTCATATAAACGAAAATCCCCCGAAACAATGGGAGAATCCAACCCCCCCTTTAATATACTTTGATCGGTTTTTGTGTCTTTTGCCATATAATTATGATGCGTATGTTCGTTTTACTGAATAATCAATATCTTGAATTAATGATGCATCAATCAATTTGATGTCTCTTTTGTTATCATTCAATTCATCTTCCCATTCGTATTGAGATTGGGTTGAACGATCTCCTGTACCAAGTGTATCATAGGTAGTTTGATCGACAATGAACTTGACGGCAGGAACTTTTTCACTTGTTCCTGTTCTCGCAACTTCTGCACGAATGATTTGATAATAATATTTGGTTGTTCCCATTGCAGAAGAAACACTTCCATATTTATTTGTAAGATACTTCTCAAACTGTTGAGCGGACAGTGGCCAATCAAACAAAGGATCGTAAATGTCATTAATCAACATTATCAGATACGCATACGCAACCGAACCATATTTCTGATGTGAAATGATATCTGGTCTTTCTCCATCCTTGACACGATAGGGATAATAATCAGTAATGTCCTCAATAACCGATGGTTTGAACGAAATCCGTTTCATGATATTAGTCACGTCGAGATACTTGTTTGGTTCTGCACCAGTTATATCGTATTTTACTTTTGGTATGTTTCTAAAATAATTTGCCATTTATTTTTCTTGTTATCTTGTATGTGGATTTTAGGTAACTTCTTCAGGATCACTGACTTGAAGTTCTATCTCTTGAAAGGTGAGGCCAAGGACGGTTTGTACCGGCGAACCTGTTCCCTCGTGTAAAGAAACTGTACTGGTTTGATCGTGGTTTACATCCATAGATGTGATTACTGATTTTCCAATTTGAAACAAATAATCATTCGATGCTCCCGTTTTTGTAAAAAAATCAATAGTCCAATGTCTGGGAGCGTAAAAAAATGGTTGACTTAATTTACGACCCTTTATTTTTTCAAATCCACCCCCCATTTTGGGCAACATCCCATTTTCGAAATCCTTAAGAATGCTTCGTACCTCTTTTGCCTCATCTTCGTTTTTTGGAAAAAAACTGAACGAAAATTCATGTGTCCGAAATTCAGAGGGGCCCTTATATGTGAGTGCCATGTGATTGTTTACTGCAATTCCCTGTGCGGCGAGCATTCCCGTTTTGCTTTCGGCTGTTTTGAGTAACGCACCACCAACGGAAAGTCCACCCCCCGTGACACCTGCCATAAGTGTTTCCGCCAATCCTGCCGAACCATCACGACCCATCAACCGACCCACTGCACCACCAAATGCAGCTTTCGTTGCGGCTCCCTCTTTTCCTGCATATTCTGCCTTAAATCCTGTTTTCAGAGCATTAGGGGGGATATATAATGCAATAGAAGTTATTATTTTTCCTATACTTTCAATTGCATTTTTTGATTCATATGATGTCAACAACATGTAGGGTTGGCCAGATATTGTATTCGATCCTATTCCTTTTGGAAAACTATAATTGATTTTAGGCATGAGAAGCAGATATAGAGGTAAATTTAAAATTAAGAATTCCCAAAAATATAAAGGAAACCCATCTAACATTATTTATCGCAGTTTAATGGAACTCCGTTTCATGAAATGGTGTGATTCCAGTGAAAAGATCCTTAAATGGAGCAGTGAAGAGGTTGTAATTCCTTATATTTCACCCATCGATAACAAACGACACAGATACTTCCCCGATTTTCTCGTTCAAACCGCTAAGGGTTGGTTTCTCATCGAAGTCAAACCACAAATCCAATCCAAACCACCAAAGAAACTTGTTGTCGAAACCCTGACTTTGAAGAAGAAAAGAAGATATAATCAAGCAGTTCGAACATGGTTAGTCAATGAAGCGAAATGGAACGCAGCAAAGAAGGTGTGTGATGTTGAGGGTTGGGAATTTCAAATTATGACAGAAAAACAATTGACTCCTGATAAGTGAATAAATAATAGTACTATGACAGAAATACGAGAAAGTTTTTTAGATAAAGTATCAGATGCAGTTCGTGGTGGAACGGTAGGGCAAGAGGTCAAGCGTTCTACTAAATGGTTCCACGATAAAATCAGAGGACTGAAAGGTGGACTGCGAAATCGGTTCAGTTCAACCAATGCGGCCAAGTTTTACCGTGAGGCGGAAATAAAAGTTCAACCGGCGGTTCTTAAACAAAAAGCTCAAATGGGAGATTTGTTTTGTTATTATTACAACCCGAAATACAAGAAGACATTACCTTATTATGATATGTTTCCCATGATTATGTTATTGAGTGTTGAAAAAGAAACATTTCTTGGAATAAATTTTCATTATTTAAGACCCAAATGGCGTGCAATTTTACTGGATAGATTAACTGCAAAAATTGGTGGTGGTCTTCCAAAATGGAG